TGCCGCGTTACCCAAAGATGAAGCAGTATTAGTAAGTTCTTTATAACCGTATCTGGTCATGAAACTTACAACTGGTTCAAATGTAGCAGGATCCATAACTGGACCTGTGCTCATTAATGGGATATAAGGACAATAGAACGCAGGAGCATCAGTTTCTGAAGACCCTTTGTAACCAACAAGAACTTTAGTTCCGTCAGCCGCATAGTTGTCTACAAATACTTTGATTGTTCCGTTTAATGTTCCAACAAACTTAGTGTTTGTAGGTGCATCAAAAGAACCTTCAGTTGTTCTTGCGAAAGTAGAAGTTGACGCACTTTGTAGGATTGTCAATGCTTCTGGAGATACAACGATATAGTTACCAGCACCACGTCTTGTTCTTGCCGCGATTCTGTTAGCCGCTCTGTTGATCTCAATTGCCAAAGCCGCGTGTCTGTCACCAACGTATACACTTGTTCCACTTAAAGAACTAAAGTCTAAAGTTGTTCCAGCACCTGCAAGAGTTCTTAATGAACCGATAATTTCTTGATCGATTTCAACAACAATCTCTTGTGCTAAAGCCTGCATAATTTCTGCTTCGACGTCTACGCCGTGCATTGATTCTGCATCTTGAGCCGCCTCAAAAGTCCATCTTGCTGAAAGACGTCTTGTCTTCGCTTCAACAGTTTCTTTTAAGATCTGAATGCTCATTTTCTTACCTGCTGTTCCTTCAGCGGCCGCAGTTGCGTCCGGAGAACCAGCGTAAGTTGAAGCAAGTTTGAAAGGACTTAAAGCCTCGTCACCTGCTGTTGCACCACCACCAGTTTCCGCATAACGGACTCTTAGTGTATGGATTTGCCCTACTGGGCCAGTCATAGGCTGAACACCTACTAATTCGTTAGCGATAACTGAAGGCATAACCCTTCTGATTAACGGTAACATTACTTTGTTTAAAGTTGCTACTGAACCGGCACCTGTTGCACCTGCTGTTGCGGACTCTTGTAAATACCTTTTGCTATTTTCAAGAACCACATCTAATGTAGATTTACGGTTACCCGTTACACCTTCCATTAATGCGTCTTTTGTTGCCGACCAGTTGCTCTCAAATAAATCTGCCATTTTATTACTCCTAATTATTTTGAAAGTCCGGCTAATTTTCTAATCATGTCAAGTTCAACGACATCATCAGAGGTTACGTCTTCGGCTTTTGCGTTTGCAACGGCCTTCTTGTCTCCAGTTTTTACACTGACGACTGATTCAGACAATGTTTTCTTTGCTCTTGGTGTTTCTCCATCTAAAACTGAAGGTAAGTACTTATTAAAGGACTCTTCCAGTTTGTCAGTTTTAACACTTTCAAGTAAATCGAACATTATTTCTTTCTTCTCTTTGCCTAACGGTGCTGTCAGTTTCTGCAACGTATCTTTACGATTCGCTGTATCTTCTGCAATTCTTAATTTTGATTCAACAAGTTTCGTTGCATCTTCACTCTTAGCAATTACTTGCTTAGATTCATTAAGTTTCAGTTCCATTTCGGCTATTTGTTTCTGTACTGCTTTGATTTCTTTTGCTTCGTTTAGGTAACTTGTACCATATTCGTTCGCAAATGCTTCAAAAATTCTTCGACCGAAGTCATTCTCACGAGCCTTAGTAATGTCATTACGGAAAGAAGTTACTTCATTTACAATTACACCATTAACAATGCCTTCGACTTTGTTAGCGGCTTTTTTAATAAACTCTGCTTTGGCTTCTGCTAATTGCTTTTTGCCTTCTCTTACCATTTTAACTTTCTGCTCAACTAAAGATTTTTTATCTTCGTGGAATTCTGAAAGTTCTCCAGCAAGTGATTCTGTTACAAACTCATCGAGTTTAGCAACATGTTCGCTTACCTTTGTTCTATCTGCACGAAGTTCCTTAACCTCTTTCGCTACTGCTGTAGTAACAAAAGTGTCAAGTAGTTTTGCATGTTCACTAATGGCTTTGTGATATTTGACACGATCTTTTGCAAGAACATCTTTTTCTTCTGCAATCAATTGTACTTCTGCTTCTACTTTTTCTGAGATGAATGTGTCTACTGCTTCAACGATCTGACTTTTGTCATGTTCGTATCTACTTGCAAATTCTTCTCTAAGTTCAGCGGTCAGCTCATCTCTTGCTTCAGAAATTTTCTGAGTCCAAGCGTCTTGAATACCTGTTTTAACTTCTTCAGTTAATTCAACGTTTTCAAGCATGTCATTTATAGTCACTGCCATAGTAGTCTCCTACTTATAATTTAAGTTCATTGATGAAATTAGTGATCTGATTCATCAAATGTCTTTCTGCACTTTTATCGTGTGTTAACGCAGAAGCGGTCTCAAAAATTGAGGCGCCACCACGCATATTAAATAAACTTTCATAGATTGTCTTTGGATAGGCATCTGGGGCACTTGGTTGTGCCACAATGTCCACTGTTACTATATCAAAATCGGAAACGTTGCCGCTTTCGCTAACATTACCACTTCCTCTGCTTGATACACCAAGTTTTGCTCCTGCCTTTAACAATGCTCTCGCAATGTTACCCATTGGCGTCTCTATGATTTTCAACTTACCTAAACCGGTACTATCATCGCAATGCATATCAGTTATGATATGACTCACGCGGTCTAAGTTTATCTGTAATTCTTCTGGGTGATCTAACTCTCCC